TTTGGCCCAATCCAATCCTTGACAATAATTGGATGCTCCTTGGTTTTATCGCAGTATTCAACAAACTCATCCCAAAGGTCTTCGGGTGTCTTGAATGTTCTCGGCCTACCTGCTGGCATCAGTATTCAATTTTGTCAATAAGTGCGTCAATCTTGTCCACGATTTTCATCTTTACGGCGTAGGCATTGGGTGCGTTGGATTCATCCACCGCAGTAATGCAGTCGCAGAGGGTCGAAATGACCATCATCAGGGATTCCGTCCTTGCTTGGATTTGCTCCTCTTGATTTGATTTTTTAGTCGAGTTCGCCAAGTTCTCGTAGTTTGTTCCTGCTCCAGCCAAGGGCTGCCTTGCCACCCCAAAGCAGGTAGCTGATGTAGCCGCAGTCGCTGGTAGAGTCAGCGTTATCGTAGTACGTTTCTGCACGAGATAGAAAGGAGTGCATCCTTTTAATCGTTGCCAATGAAATAGCTTTACCGCTTGCAAGCTGCTGCGCCCTGACCTTGCCAGTTTGGGTCGCACACTTGTTGCCGTTGCGCTCATTAAGTTCGATGCCACGCTTAGCGTTGTTGCGTACCCTTTCGCCATAGTCGGCATAAGATTCAAACGCTTGCCGCTTGTGGTTAGCATACAGGTTGCTGCACACTGCCAGCCGTTGGGATGCGTCTGGGAACTCTGCCATAATATTTGCGTTGGACATACAACGGCCAAGGAATTGGTCGCTGGTTTCATTGTTTTGCGGGGTTGGTAAGGGCATGGTTGACGGTGTCTTGATTGTTTTGGGCGAAGGTGTCTGTCTCTTGGTAAATGTATTGAAGGGCAGATTTTACGCAATCCGCACACCACCAATTTGTATTGGGTCTGCCGTGGGCTACCAGTATGGTTTGCAGGTCGTGAACCGCTTCGGGGGATAGGCGCATATACAGGTGAGCCTGATATTGCTCCCAATAGTGGCGATGCTTTTGGGCGGTGAGGTATTCTGCCTGCGTCATCTGTTAGTTATTTGCAGGATGACAACGGTCAGCCCTGCCGAGGCGAGGCCGTAAACAGGGGCAAGCATCCAGTCGCAGGTCAGCAGGGTAAGGACAAATCCTTTCCAAAACGATAGGCAGGTCACGCAGCTGAACGGCTTATGCCTGCCGAGCCATGTCTTGTACCACCATTGCGGCATGACGTAATACTCGGCAATCGCAAGGGCGGCAAGGCTACTGACTATTAGCAGGAGTATCAGTTGCATGGTTTAAAAGGATTGCGGCCTTGATTTTGGCCTTGGCTTGTTCTATCGAATATATTACGCTGCGGTAGGGGATGCCTGTTTCTCGGCTTAGTTTCTTCATGTTCCCAGTCGCCATGTGAAGTTTTAGTAGTTCCTTGTCGTAGGGGAACGCTCCCTCCTTGGCCCACGAATCCATCTCGGCCTCAGCAATGGCCCACATATCATCAACGAGCGAATTGTATTCTTCGTGGGTCATATCGGCGTTAGGGTTTATTTCTTCGTTAATATCGTGGTGGCGGTATTTTTGTGCAAATTGGTTGTTCTTGCCTCGGTATAGGTTCAGCAGAAGCCTGACAACGTAGAACTTGAAGTACCCTTGGGAGTGGATTTGCAGGATTTTGTCAGGGTCTTTCTCCAGCAAAATTAGCACGCATTCCTGTTCCAAGTCACGCCAAAGCGGGTCGCCGCCAGTGATGGTAACGCAGGCTTTGCGGATTTCACCGCTGCGATAAAGGTCAAGGATTATGTCGCTGGCGTAAGCCATAGGCAAAAGTATGCAAAAAAAAGGGCCAGCTTTACGCTGACCCTTAACCGAATCTCACGGTCTTGCCTCTTATCGGGGTGCTGACCGACGACATAAGTCGCACTTAATCACAAATATACGGCTATCGAATACTTTGCAGATATTCCTTTACATTGTTGAAAACTTGTTTGCGATAAGCAAGTAATTCGGGCAACATCCTTGCATCCTGTTTAAATGCGGCAATTCCGCTGATAAGCGTGGCATGGTCACGGTTAAGGATTTTGCCGATGGATTCGTACGTAAACATAAACTCGTTGTAACCGATGTCAGCGATTATTGCCCTTGCAATGCAGCAGGCTCGGATTCGGCTTTTGGAAACAACGGCTTCGGGGGTTAGTCCGAAAATATTGGCGCAATCCTGCACCATGTGGTGGATAATAGCTGGGTTCATGGCTTCGGGGGTTGAGGGTACATCCAATGGCTGACTTCGTGCGTGTACCACACATCCCTGTGGATGTTGGTGAAGGTCTGCGTCTGCGTTCCTACCAGCCAAGCCACGGCGTAATTGCCATCGTGCAGGGCGATGAAGACCTCCTGCATTTTGTCGGGCATCGTTTCAGGGGTTAGGCGTGTCCATTCCATGGCTTAGGCTTTTTTAGCGTTAAGGATATGGCCAAGCAGCACATAGTTCACCCGCCATGGGCTGATGGTTTCGGCATGGTCAGGGGTGAGGCAGGTCGCACAAGCCTTGCGGATGTGCAGTTGCCAGCGGCGGAAATCGGTGGGGGTTGGTTTCATAAGGTTTGAGTTTAGTTTGGTAAAGTTATACACAAGTTAGGAACATTCGTTTAATAATTGCTGGAAGTCCTCAACGCTTCGGATGACCTCGTAGCGATACCCAGCATCTTCGACCAAGCCCTGCCACCACTTTTGAGATAGGGATTGCTTGCCCTTTGGGGTTTTGAACTCAAGGAACACCGCACCCTTGGGGGATAGGTAGGTCATGTCAGCAACGCCAGCGGTCAGGCCAATGCCTTTGAGGAAAAAACCATTGGAACGGCTGCGGGGGTTGTTGAGGTTAAGGAATAGCAGACCCTGCTCGTTGGGTCGGAGCATGGCAAATAACTTGACGCAGGCGGCTTGGAGGTTGTATTCTTCCATCATAAGTCAAGCAGTTTATCGGGTGGATATTCGTTGGCTTTAGTAAAAGGTAGCAGGCATTGTATGTCTGCGATGCCCATCATGCCGTTGCGGTTTTTGCGGACAATAACCTCCATAAGGTCTTGAGGTTTTGAATCGTCATGCTGGTAAGGCCGATAAACAAAGGCAATTTTGTCAGCGTCAAATTCAAGTTGTCCAGTTTCTCGCAGGTCGCTCATCATAGGCCGATGGTCTGCCCTGCCCTCGCTTGCTCTGCTTAATGATGAAACCACGACCCCAAAAACCTTCTGCCTCTTGCAAATGCTTTTCAAGGTTTTGCTGATGTTAGTCATTTGCTCAATTTTGGCCTTGGGCTTGTCCATCTTGAAAGGCTCGATAAGTTGAAGGTAATCAAGAAAGAATCCGCAGACGCCGTACTTGGTTTTAAGTTTGGCGATTTCGCCTTCAATCCGGTCAAGGTTGGCTTGGTGCAAGTCAACGATGTACAACGGCTTGGATTTGAGCAAATCAGCTTTTTGGCCCAAGGTCAGGAATTGGTCAGAGGTTATTCGCTCGGTTGGGTTTAAAAAATGCGATCCATCCATCTCTGCAAGGTTGGAAAGCATCCGTTGGCTTAACTGGTCGGCACTCATTTCCATTGTAAAGAACACCACAGGAATACCAGCCATCGCTTGATTCATGGCAATTTGCAAAGCAAGCAAGGTTTTGCCCATGGCAGGGCGGCCACCAAGCAGGACAAACTCCGATGGCTTAAAGCCAATCAGGATGCGGTCAAGCGGTGCAATGAAAGTCGGGTAAACCGAATCCTTGCGCCTGCCTTCCCTGACTTCGTTCATGTTTAGCAAGTAGTCCTTGGCAAGTTCGTGGGCAGTGGTTTCGCTTGCGTTGGTTTCCACTGCCTGCATGGCTTGATAGCGGGCAAATGCCCTTGGGATATCACGGTCAACGGCAAGGTCAGCCATAATTTGCTGCTCTTCCCTTTGCTTCCATGCTTCGTTAAGGTCGGCGGCGTAGGTCTTCCAAGTCGAGGTAATTGTAATGCCATCAGCGATAAATCCAAGGTCAAGGGTCACAAAGGTTTGGCCATTGTCAACAAGGTACTTATGAAGGGTTACCAAGTCCACGGGTCGCTCTGCCCGGTGCAGGGCTTCAATGCCTCGGTAAATAAAGACGTTGTTTCCTGTGAACAGGCGTTCAGGGATTTGCATAAGGAACGAGGCTCGGTCGATGTAAGCATCGAGCAAGCAGGACAGCAATCGCCGTTCAGCGGAAATGTGGTAGGTCGGTGTCATTGGTTTGGTTTTGTGGTTTGGCAAAGGTATTGGTTCGGACAATGGTTTGG